ATACTAGTATTGAAGGTGAAGAATCTATCAAATGGACTAGTGTAACAAGTCTTATATCAAAATTAAAAAAGCCATTTGATAAAGTTAAAATAGCTGCTAAATGCTCTAAACAAAAAAAATCAAAATGGTTTGGTATAGCACCAGAAAAAATAATTGAAATCTGGGATAATGAAGCACTAAGAGCTACATCATTAGGGACCTTTTATCATAATCAAAGAGAATCAGATCTATGCAGTCTATCTTCATTAGAAGTAGATGGTGTGATAATACCAATAATAACTCCGGTACCTGAAGTAAACAATTTAAAGTATGCTCCTTCTCAAAAATTAGAACAAGGTGTATATCCTGAACATATGGTTTATTTAAAGTCTGCAGGTATATGTGGTCAATCAGATTTAGTAGAAGTAGTTAATGATAAAATTAATATCATTGATTATAAGACAAATAAGAAGATTGATGTTGAATCATATAAGGATTGGGATGGGATTAGTGACAAATTACAGGACCCTGTATCACATTTGGATGATTGTAATTTTAACCACTATGCACTACAATTAAGTATATATATGTATATTATGTTGAAACATAACCCAAAATTAAAACCAGGTAAACTGTTTATACATCATGTTACATTTGACTTAGATGGAGTAGATGAATGGGGGTATCCTATTACTAAATATACTGATCAAGGAGATCCGGAAATTAAACAAGTAATACCAATGGAGATACCATATTTAAAAGAAGAAGTTATAGCTATAATTAAATCATTATAAACATGTTAATAAAACTATTTGATGTACAAAATAATGTAGTAATACCAACTGAACATTGTTATACACTACATGCACTTAAGGATGTTATGGATGAATATCCAGAAAACTACATTAAGATATACCAGTACTTGTTTTATATGACATGTCCTAATCCTGATATGAATCCATTTTTTCACACACCAGAGATAGATAAAGAAGATTTAATTCTAGCTGAGATTAAAGCTGAATTTTCTACTGAGGATAAAACAATACATCAAGCATTAGTATTTTGTCAAAGATTATATGAAACTCCTACATATAGAGCATATAAAGGTATGGCATCTATGTTAGATAGATTAGCTAGATATATGGAGACTACTCCAATTACTGCAGGAAGAGATGGTAATATAAACTCACTTGTAGCTGCAGCAAAAAACTTTGATCTTATTAGAGCTTCTTTTAAAGGAGTATATAAAGATTTACAGGAAGAGCAATCTAGTAAAGTTAGAGGAGGAATTGGTTTATCTTATGATAGTTAATTATGGAAAATATGTACACGGATATTCCCACCTGGGATAATGGAACATGGACTACTACATCTTTTGATACAAGAAAAGAATTTGGTGAGTTTGTGTTTGCATTATTTAAAGAGCCCGGTGAATATGAGTTTGATGATGTCAGCAATAAAGTATTTATATCTGAGTCAACAAAATTCAATATAGAAAAAGTATATTGTGTAGCTCCATTTAAATCTAAAGATTTTATTAATTATTGGGATGACCAGAAAGCTAAATGCAGATTAGGTTTAATAATTAAATCAGGATCTAAAACTTGGTTCCTTACAAGAGATTATTATATGTGGTTAAACTTCTTACCTATTTTTGATAAGGAGGAGCAAAAGTTTGGATTTGCTAAGATAAGAGATGCACAATATCACATGGCCTTATATGAGATACTTGCAGAAATAAACTACATGCACGTAGCTATTCTTAAAAAAAGACAGATAGCTAGTTCATACTTTCATGCAGGTAAACTTATTAATCAGTTATGGTTTGAAGCTGGGGTTACTTTAAAAATGGGTGCGTCACTTAAAGATTATATCAATGAAAAAGGTACCTGGAAATTCTTATCTGAGTATGCAGCATTCTTAAATGAACATACTGCATGGTATAGACCTATGTCTCCAGACAAGGTAATGATGTGGCAACAAAAAATTGAGATAAGAAAAGGAGATAGAAAAGCTGAAATAGGACTTAAAGGTACTATGCAAGGTATGTCTTTTGAGAAAGATCCAACAAATGGTGTAGGGGGTCCGGTTAAGTTCTTCTTTCATGAGGAAGCAGGAATTGCTCCCAAGATGGATACAACCTTTGGATATATTAAACCAGCACTTAAGTCTGGTATGATTACTACAGGATTATTTATTGCTGCGGGATCAGTAGGGGATCTTGATCAATGTGGTCCTTTAAAGAAAATGATACTTGATCCAGCCAGTAATGATATATATCCAGTTAAAACTAATCTAATAGATAAAGATAATACATGGGGAGAATCAGGATTGTTTATACCTGAACAGTGGTCTATGCCACCATATATAGATGACTATGGTAATTCACTTGTCCAAGAAGCATTAATTGCTTTAGATGAATACTTTGAGGAAATTAAGAAAAATAAAGAACCTAAAGATTATCAACTTGAGGTATCTCAGCATCCAAGAAATATAGAAGAGGCATTTGCATTTAGAAAAGAGGCTAAATTCCCACCACATCTTGTAAATGCTCAGATAAAAAGAATAGAAGAAAAAGAATACTCTTCAGAGTTTCTTGATATATCTAGAGATGAAACCGGTAAAGTAAAAGTAAAAGCTACTAATAAATTACCAATAGCTGAGTTTCCTATATCTAAGAAGACAGAAGATAAAACAGGTACGTTAGTAGTATGGGAAAGACCAGTACCAGATCCTACATTTGGTATGTACTATGGCAGTATTGACCCTGTTGCAGAGGGAAAGACAACTACCTCAGACTCACTATGTTCTATATATATAATGAAAGCTCCAGTTGAAGTAACTAAGGTTACTAATGGTGAGGCTGAGACATTTATAGAAAGAGATAAAATTGTAGCAGCATGGTGTGGAAGATTTGATGATATTAATAAAACACATGAGAGACTAGAATTAATAATTGAATGGTATAATGCATGGACTATAGTAGAGAATAATATATCTCAATTTATAAACCACATGATTGCAAGAAAAAAACAAAGATATCTAGTACCAAGAAACAAAATAGTATTCTTAAAAGATTTAGGATCTAATGCAAATGTATTCCAGGAATACGGATGGAGAAATACAGGTGTACTATTTAAGAACCATATGATCAGTTATACTCAAGATTTCTTAACTGAAGAGATAGATCATATACAGAAAGATGATGGTACTACTGTAAAGATACATTATGGTGTAGAAAGAATACCGGATATAATGTTACTGAGGGAAATGCAGGCTTATCAAGATGGACTCAACGTGGATAGGTTAGTAGCTTTTTCTGCATTAGTTTCATTTCTTAAAATCCAACAAGCTAATATGGGTTACACAAAAAGAATTGTGAGAGATGAAGCAAGTAAAAAATTGGAAAATTCAAAAAATTTGTATACCTTAAAGAGTAGTCCTTTTAGACATATGGGTAGAAGTGGATTAGGTGAAAATCAAAAATTTAACAGATCACCATTTAAAAATTTAAAATAAAAGAATATGCAAGTATATAATGCACTACAGTTAAAAAAAGGAGCAAAGACAGAACATAACAGGTTAGGTAGTATAACTCAACCTTTACAGTTTATTCCTAAAGCAGAAAAAGATGATAAGTGGGCAGCTTGGAATCTTGACTGGTTAGAGTGGAATGGTCTTAAACAGATTAAAAGAAATGCCCGTAGGTTAATGAAAAATTATAAGTTAGCTAAAGGTGTTATTGATAAGTCTGATTACATTGTAGAGGAAGATAATGATTATAGAGATATAATTGAAACTCTTACTAAAGAAGATTCTTCTGCACTTGAACTTAAATTTTATCCAATTATACCTAATGTAATTAATGTTCTTGTAGCTGAATTTGCTAAAAGATCAAGTAAGTTAACATACCGTGCTGTTGATGAAGGATCATATAATGATATGATGGAGCAAAAAAGACAAATGGTAGAAGATACATTAATGCAAGATGCACAGATGAAGATAACATCTGCATTAATTGAGCAAGGTCTTAATCCAGAATCTCCAGAAGCACAAGAACAATTAAATCCAGAAAAACTTAAAACATTACCTGAAATAGAAAAATTCTTTAAAAAGGATTACAGATCTATAGTAGAACAATGGGCTTCTCATCAACATGAAGTAGATACTGAAAGATTCAGAATGGATGAGTTAGAAGAAAGAGGTTTTAGAGATATGCTTATTACAGACAGAGAGTTCTGGCATATGCGTATGATGGAAGATGATTATGATGTAGAATTATGGAATCCTGTACTTACATTTTATCACAAGTCTCCTGATGCAAGATATATATCTCAATCTAATTGGGTTGGTAAAACTGACATGTTAACTGTAGCAGATGTTATTGATAAGTATGGATATATGATGAATGAAGATCAGATGGCATCATTAGAAGCTATCTATCCTATCAGATCAGCAGGATATAACATTGGTGGTACTCAAAATGACGGATCATTTTATGATGCTACTAAATCACATGAATGGAATACTAACATGCCTTCATTAGGATTTAGACAATATTCTACTGCAGCA